ACGTGTTCTTGGTTCCAGTTGGACGGCTGGACAAGCGTTGCGTCGCCGCTGTCAGTTTTGGCAGACTGAAAGGTATGTTTGAGGCTTACGGTCATTACATCATTCCTTCAGGCGGCATCTCAGGCATGGCGCCCATTTCTGGCATTGGTTGCGGTTCAGGCATTTCTTCGGTCATGTCAGGTTGCTCACGCATTTCAGGTGATCCGCTGATCAAATCACCTGTATCCAGTGCGCCTGCAATCGTCCCCATGACAATATCCTGAATTTGCTCTTCTGTCATCCCTGCTTGCATCGCGCTGATACGTTTTGTTTCTGCATCGTAGGCGTCTACCTGTGCCTTGTATTCCTTAATGTCTACTTCACGCTTCGCAACGTCTGCCTGCACGCCTTCGATAATATCGACCATGCGGTTGAGTTCTTGCGCCATAACTTCCATTTGCTGCTGTGCAGCAGCCATTTCAGGTGACTCATCGCCTGTAGCAAGTACTTTAGGATCAAGGATTTTCTTGAACCGCTCTGCCATTTCCTGCGCGCCGGGCCAATCCATGTTCTTAATGAACAAATCGCCTGCAACAGCCCAAAGTTGTGGGTTGGATTGCAGAATCTGGCTCATGGCATCAAGTGCTTCTTGACGCTTAGTCATGTAGCCGGGGCCAGTAGTGACCATAACGTCGTATGTACCAACGCCGGGGTTGTAAATCTTTTCGATCAGCCCGCCGGTTTCTTGGTCACGAATTTCACGTACAGGTTCTTCCTGCGACGGGTCCATTTTGACCATGCTGACTTCGCCATCAGCACCAATGATGCGTGCGATGCGCTGTGTGTCGTAGATTTTAGGGATCATATCGACGATTTGACGTGTAATGTAGCGAATTGCCCGCGCAAGGTTGTCAACGTAGTGATACGTGCCAACATCGCCCTGCTTTTCGCGTGCGACGATAGCTTTTGCAGACCGTTCGTTGCCTTGCTGACCCAGCGATGCATCATACTGGCCGGTTGTGGCCTTGATGTCCTCTCCAGCGCCCATTTTAGCCTGTATCAGACCTGTTTGGGGCAGTGGTGGCTGTGCGCGTTGCGGGAGCGGTAGAACGCCCCCAGCGCCGTCTGTAACGTCTGGGTTAACTTCCAAATACGGCCAGTTGGTCGTGTTGGCAGTCTTCCACTGGTTTTCGTAGCCTTCAAATTGGCCGCCGTAACCGATAAATGGCGCTTTAGGGGCCAATGCAAGCATTTCTGCCTCTTGGCTGGTCCAGTAGTTGTACATACGCTGGGCGTCTTTGGCGTTACGCACAAGCCCAGAGATGTATATTTGGCCGTCAACTTCCCATTCGTTGCCAATTACGCGCACGACAGGGATATATTTGCCTGACCACTCGCGCTCATCAAGAATGTCATAGCCATTGGTCTTCATCCACATGACTTTTTTTCGGTCCACTTTGCGTGTGCGAAGCGGTTTGCCGTACATTTCTTTAAGCTGCTTGTCTTCCGGCGAGTTAGCTTTGGCAGTCTGGTTATTTGGATACAGATGCAGCGTTTCAGCGTCGTATACGTTGTAAAAATACTCTGCAATGCGGATCGTATCTTCTTGCAGCCACGACGAAATGCCCTGATCACCAACGCCTTGGCTATATAATGTGCTGATTGGCGTCGCGTCAGGGAACAAACGCTCATATTCTGACTTTAGTATATCTTCGGTGATAAAGCACCACTCAGCGTCGGCGCCGCATGGGTCTTGGATGGTGGGGTCCATGTAAACACTAAATGCGTTACGGACGCGGCCAATCTTGATGTCTTGGTCAAACGTATCGTCGTTGCAATACTCGGTCAGCAGGCGGATGTAACCTTCGCCGTAAGTGACTTGGTTGTCGCAGGCTGTGTCATACGCAACGTCGGCATCTGACATATACTCAATGTGGCGGACCACACCGTTGAATATCTCGGCTACCTGTACGTCAGCGTTGTCATCAGCGGGTATTACTTTACCGTTTGGCCGGTTCTGACGCTGTTCGTTAGTTACCTGACGCACGTGCTGTGGCAGCTTGTTGATTGTCAGGCATGGACGTGCGTTAATAGACTGTCCTTGTACGCTTCCGCGTGTTGACAACACGTCAGCAGGCCACTGCCACTGGTTGTCAGGGCTGCCGGCCATAAAGCGTAGATCGTCTAGTTCGTCCTCACGGCTGTCTGAATACGCAGCCTGCGCCATCGTAAGACGGCTACGCATGGTAGCCATCTTATCGTGATCGTCGCGCGTTGTCTTAGGCGCGTTCGATCCTACGTTGGCAACTTTTCCTGCCGCTTCAATGCCTGTGGGGTCGGCCATAGATTATTTCTTGCCTTTGCTGGCGGCGCGCTTCACGCTGTAGGCGATAGCGACGGCTTGTTTCACAGGTTTACCCGCATTTACTTCTGCTTTGATGTTCTTGCGGAACGCAGCTTTGCTGGGTGACTTACTAAGGGGCATAATTAACGCTTTTTGCCCGACGGTGTTGGCTTCATGTTTGTAGTAGTGCGAATGATTTGTGGTGCCTTTGGTGCCGCAGGTTTAGCTGGCTTGTATGGCATGGGGGTCATAAGTATTGGCTTTTTACCCGGCTTGTATGGCATGGGCGTCTTAAGTTCTGGCCCTTTACCCGGCTTGTATGGCATGGGTGTTGCTGAGCGAGCGCCGCCGGGGCTTGTCGTGCCTTCACGCTTCGTGATCTTTTCAGCGGCTGCTTTGCGAAGAGCAGCAACGCCAGCGCCTATACCAAGGTCGGCATTTGATGCGCGGCGACCAGAACTGTCGGTTGGACGTGACGAAATATTCTCACGCATTGTTGGCTTTTTGCCTGCCATTTACTTACCCTTCTTAGTTGGTTTGGCCGTTTTGGCGCTTTCTTTAAAATCCTTGGCGGTGGGGGCACCCTTAGCACCGGGCTTACGCATTTTCTCGCCAGAGCCAGCAGCTATGCGGGCTTTTTTGGCGTTGATGTTTGCATATAGACCGGGTTTCATGGGCATTTCCACCTTTTCAAACTAGCTTTGGCACGTTCGCCGTCTTTTGCCTTAGCAGCTACTGCACCCATGCGCGCGCAAAATGACGCTTTGCGTCCCGCATCTGCTTTTGTCTTCGGGCTGGGCGCAGGCGCCTTTAAGTTACTACCTGTTGCAGCATTATACTTGGCTCTGCCAGCGGCTGTCAGGCCCGCACCCTTTGACACAGGCAGTTTCTCGCCTCTGCCAACGGATAGCGACACTGATTTCTTCTTGTCAGCCATTAACTGCCCATCCACGATGTAGATATTCCTGCGGGAGAATAGCTTCTTGTGCGATGCTTGTCAACGCGTGTCAGACGCGGATCAGTAGATGCTACAGGAAATGCGAACGTGACCGCTATGGCGTCTGCTGCGTCTGGCGAGGCCAGCCCGCGTGACTTCATATCTTTCTTGCTTTCTAGGAACAGTGTACCTCGGCTGTCAGGCTTGGTGCGCGGGCTGATGAGGTCTGTCTTCAGGAAGCGGTCACTCGGTATGTGGCCCGTCCTGAGCCAGTCACGCATGGCGCCCCACATCTCTGCGCGCTTGTTACCCCACATCGTCTGGTTCTTAGCCTTGTTGCCGAAGTTCACGCCGCGTATCTTGTACCGCTGCTCCTTCAGCCTATCCACGACGCCTGCGCCTAGCCCGCCTTCGTCGATGCAGACCAGCGCCGGCTGGAACTGCTCTATGGCGTCGATGACATGGCCTGCCACTTCCATAGTGTCCGCGCCGCGGTGTCGCCGCAACTCTAGGATGTCACGGCCCTGCCGTATGGCGATGACGGTAGCGTCAGCCCCGAACCGTGCAGGGTCCACACCTATGACGATGGGCGCGCTGGTGTCCTTGACCGGCGCGCGCTTCATGGCATCATCGACCAGATTGCTGCCGATGAACTGATCGTCACCTTCTGACGGGAAGTTACCGTACACTTCGACACTGGCTTGGTAGCTGTCTGGCCCGTACTCGTCGATGATGCGCTGGTACAGGTTTTTATCTGTACCCTCGACATCGCGTGCGTCGATGACGCGTGTTGTCCAGAACGCCCGCTTGCTGTGGAACGTTTCGTAGAAATAGCCTGTGTTGCGCCGCGGGTTGGAGAACGCCAGATGGAACCGATGTGGAGTATTCTCTGTGAAGAAACCATCCGATACCGACCAGATGCTGTCAGGTATACCGCTGGCTTCGTCAAAGATCAACATCACACCGTCGAAGTTGTGGACACCAGCGTATGCGTCAGGGTTCTCTTCGGACCACAGCCGGCCTTCGACGGACCAGTAGCGCGTACCTTTTTTCAAGTCCCGCTCGACCAATTCCGTCAGCCACTTGGCGGGCATGATGCGTGTGGCGGCTATCTCAAACCAGTGACTGTTGAGTGACATCGCTAGCCATTTAGTTATTTCTGCCCATGTTACCGACCGCAACTGCGCCTCAGAGTTTGCCGACACGATGGTAGTACTACCGATCCGCGATGACAGCATCCAGATGGTTAGCCAACTGACTAGGGCTGACTTGCCGATACCGCGGCCTGATGCAATCGCCAGCCGCGCAGTTGAGAAGTCTACTTTACCGTTGTTTGCTTTGATGTGGTCACGCAAGTCGGCGAGTATCTGTCGCTGCCATTTACGCGGTCCGGGGAAGTGTTCCAGCGGCGTGCCTGCTTGGCCCCACGGGAATGTGTACAGCACGAACGCTAGTGGGTCATCCTTTAGCGTCGGTGACCACAGCCTCGCCATCAACTCCATCTCGTCTTGGGCTGAGTATATGGGCGCTTGCATTAGCGTTTAGTCTTCTGAAAGTCCGCTATGTCTTTTTCCATCATCTTGTGGATCGTCTGTTCCCGCGACATTGCTTCTTCTGGCGTCTTGTACGACGGGAACTTAATGCCTGACTTCATAGCCAGCCGCACCGCCGAGGGGACATCGCGTTCTTGCCCATGCCAATATGTCGGTATCAGAGTCTCGCCCTGCGGCAGACCGACAACAGCGCCCTTGAACGTAGTCAGGCTACCGTCAGCGTTTTTCTGATACATCCCTGTCGCTAAGTTGCGACGGTGATAGTCCAAGACTTCCTGCTCTTCCGGTGTCAATTTGTCTGCCATTGGTCTTTTCCTCTAGTGCGGGCAGTTCTGTGTACAGCCCTTCGATGACGCGCGTCTGTGCTTTTTCCAGTGCGCCTGTGATACTTATCTGTTGGTCGATGTTTACGTCAATCTGTTGCTTGGCTACCCAGCCGTGCTGATGCTTGAGTATCTCCAGCGCAGCCTTGCTGTCGCCATCGCGTGCCGCTTCGTACATAGTCTTGGCCGCTACCATCTCGCCGTCGGCACGACCTTTGATCTCTGCCATCTCGACCAGCGGGTCTGCGTCAGCCAACACACGAAATTGTTTGGGTGTCATGCCGGCGGCCATAGCTAGGCTATCACCCTTTAGCCCATAGCGGGCAGCTTCATAGATAGACTCCAGCCGCGACTCGGTGGCCTGCATCCGCTCTGGTGTAAATGGCAGTGAGTAGAAAGTCATTGGGCGTACTATAGTGTGTTGCAAACCGGATTGCAAAAAAAATAAAAATTGTTTGGCTGGCAATATTTAAAAATAAAAAAATTGTTTACGATCCCTCCCGTGACAGTCACGCGGCCCACCGGCCCTACCCGCCCCGTCTAAATATTTACTGTATTAATACACTAACACAGTGCTGCCAGCATTAGGTGTGTTGCTGTGTTAACACAGTGATTAGCGTTCTGCTTTTGTTCTGGCTGGCGTGGGATTGGCCTTTCCCTTTGCGTGATCACGCGATTTGGAAAAAACACATTGCTAGCTAGCTAGGTGTGTTAGTGTATTAATACACCAGCAGACGTCATGACGTCATGACAATCCAAGTCATGCCAATGCGCTTGACGTTAACGTCAACCACGAGAACAAACAGCTAGGTGTGTTACTGTGTTAATACAGTAAGGGACGTCATGATTTTGAAAACACCAGTCGCTGACGAAATGCGTACAGCGTACCGTATAGGTTATATATATACCTATTTTTTAAAACCTGACTTTAAACAAATATAATGGCAATATGACAATTAGCATCCCCGAATGGCGCAATTCCGCCATTAATCCGGACGTCATTTGCCGTTAAATAATGACGTCCCTAATGACGTCCCATGACGTCCATTTTGTGTAAGTTATCCACAGATTTATTTTCATTATGATCGGTAGTCATTCGGGACGTCATTCGGGACGTCATTCGGGACGTCATTCCAAAAGCCCTAAATCTTTTTTTATTGCAACACATTTTGTTGTTGACAGTATTTTAAGAGGGTATATAAGAGGGCATCAACAACGCAAATAGGAGTGAGTGAGATGGAAAAGTTATTAGCAGCATTCGTTACCGAACCGACAGACGCAAACCGCAAGCGTCTGCAATCGCATTTGCAAAAACACATGATGGCGATCTGTTTCGCCACGCCAGCGCAAGTTGCGTTCCTTACCGCCAACGGCTTCAAACTTTAATAGGAGTATATAGAATGTATAACCCATATAAATGTGATGATGGCGAAACCGTTTACCGCCGCTTGCCCACAATGGCTGAAATGCGTTTCGGACATGGCGCAACGCACTACCGCACGTTTGTGATCGCGGA